GGATTTTCAAATATAGTTACTGCTACAACTGTAGCAAGTTTACGTGATATTGCTATTGCTGTACCAGAACAATTGAATGCTATTGGCAATATTAAATCAATAGCATTGACATGGTTAGATAAATCTCATAATGAAGATGGTTTTGAAATATGGTATAGTAATGATGATAATATATATGAATTATTGGATACACTGCCAAAGGATATAACTACATATGTACATCAAGTTGGGGAATCTAATATAACATATTATTATAAAGTGAGAGCATTCAATGATAGATATATATCTAATTTTTCTAATATTGTAAGTTCAACTACTGTTATTCCAAAATTTCCACCAAATGCACCAACTAATTTAGTAACATACTCCGGTGAAAATAAAATACACTTATTGTGGTTGCCACATAGTAATAATGAAGTTGGATTTAATGTATATAGATCAATAAAAGGTAAAGATAACTTTATTAAAATAGCAATAGTATATAGTGTAGGAATTAAAATTGATAAATATACAGATTATAATTTAAAAATAGGTGAAGAATGGTGCTATAAAGTAAATGCATTTAATGATATAGGGGTATCTGATTTCACAAATATACACTGTTCAAAGGTAATAACTTCAATCACTGATGGTGATGATGGTAGTGGTATTGATATTTCAGATGATACTAAATTACAATTTGGTATAGGTGGCATAGGGCAAAAATTAAGCGCTGATTGGAATTCATTTACAACATCTTTAGCTGCATTTTTTAATGCAAAGGATTCAAAAAATGAAAAGGAATCAGCAGAATATATTGCAAAATTATATGATAGTGTAATACGTGCAGGTACAGAACAATATGGAAATAGAATTTTATCATCTAATGTTAAAATATTAGAAAATTTTATATATTTAGCATTTATGGATGCTAGAAATGGTGTTCCACAACAATTAATATCACAAAAAATTGCAAATGGTATAATTTCATATTGGAGTACTATACAAATTCAAGCAATTATTCCACCACCAACTTCAGTCACTGCATTACATAATGCTGTTGTATTTCCTGGTGTAGCATCATCGTTCCCAATAATAAATACAAATAACAGTGAAGATTTTGCCAATTCAATGTCAAATGCATTTAGAATACATAGTTTATCTATAGGTGGTATATTGACTGGGTTGGTACCAGTTGGAACTTCTCTTGTTCCTGTTCCTTTTAATTGGGTTGGATTTGGCTGAGACTATTTTTAAATTTTCTTTATACTTATATAAAAGAATATAAGGAAAATAAAATGAATGAATTTTATGTATATGAATTAATAGATCCACGAAATGATAAGCCATTTTATATTGGAAAAGGTAAAGATAAAAGAATGTATTACCATTATAATACTGTTATAAATAATAGAAAATTAAATAATAAATATTTAGAAAATAAATTAAAACAATTAATAAGTGAAAACTTAAAACCAATATACGTAAAAATATTAGAATCGTATGAAGAGAAGGTGTGTTATGAATTGGAAATTAAAAGAATAAAAGAAATTGGGAAAACTAATTTATGTAATTTAACAGATGGTGGTGAAGGTGGAAATAATAACAAAGGAAAAACATATGAGGAAATATATGGGATAGAAAAAGCTAAAGAAATAAAAGATAAAGCAGTTAAAAGATGTTCAACAAAGGAATTTAGAGAAAAAATATCCATATCAACAAAAAAAGCTATGAATGACCCAGATGTTAAAAAACGATTTTCAGAAATTGTAAAATCTGATGAACATAGAAAAAAAATATCAATTGCAACTAAAAAAGCAATGACACATGATGTATGTAAAAAAATTAGTAAAGCAAACTCTGGTACTAATAGTTTTTTTTATGGTAAAAAAGGAAAAGATAATCCAAATTATGGCCAAATACGTGATAATGTCAGTGGGTCAAATAATGGAATGTACGGTAAGTCTATAAAAGATGTTTGGATAGAAAAACATGGCATAGAAATTGCAAATGAAATGTATAATAAAATGATTGAAAAGAAATCTAAATCAGCGACTGGTAAAGGAAATCCAATGTATGGTAAATCTGTAAAGGATATATGGATTGAAAAATATGGAATTATAGAAGCTGAGAAGAAATGGAAAGAAAAATACAATAAAATATAAAAACAAATGATATTTATTATTTTAATATATTTATAGTAAATAATATAGTTTTTGGAGGAAAACATGAATAAATCCGTATTAATAAAAATGATTGATAGATTAGTTGAAAATAGAGTAAATAAGATATTAAATAGTAGATATATTACTACTAAAATTGATGAAATTGTTAGCAAACGTTTATTAAATTTAATAACTGAGGGTAGTACTATTACTAAAAATGATGTTGCTACTAAGACTAATAATATAGTTAAAAAGAATACTGATACTAAGAAGAATAAAAAATATTCAGAGAATAGTATTATAAATGATATTTTAAATGAAACTGCTGCTGAAAATGAAATACAAATACCACCTGAAACAAATGAACATGTTGGCAATGCATTTTCAAGTATTATAGATAATGAATTTGGTAGTATAAATAAAAAACAAAATATAAATGAAGAAGTAGTAATTGTAGATGAAAATACAGGTAAAAAATTACCAAATCATCTTGCAAACGCATTTACTAAAAACTATTCATCAAAATTAAAAGATATGGATTCAAGAGCACAGAAATATAGAAGTGGTGGTGGTAATATTAGCAATTTTGTTAATAGTTAATGGAGTAAGTTATGTCTAAAATTAAGGGAATAAATGTTGATTATCCAATAATACGTGGAAGAGGTGGATATTTTTCTCAAACCTTTACAACAATTTCAGCTAGACGAAGTAATATATTAGTTTTATTAAAAACTGAACAAGGTGAAAGAGTAATGAATCCTAATTTTGGAATTGGCATTCGTAGGTTTTTATTTGAAAATATAACTGAAGAATTAATAATACATTTAGAAAACAAAATAAGAACACAAATTGATATTTATATACCAGATATTAACATAGATAAATTAGATATACGTACTGATTATGATGAACTTTTAATAAAAAATAAAATAGAAATTGAATTAATTTTTTCTCTTAAAACAGATCCAAGTACAACTGATTCAATAAATGAAATATTTTAATGGAGATATAAATTGGCAACAAAGGATATTAATAAAGGTGTTAAATACTTAAATAAAGATTTCAAAAGTATAAGAAATTCTTTAATTGATTTTAGTAAAATATATTTTCCAGAAGAATATAATGATTTTGGTGATTCTAGTATTGGTATGATGTTTTCTGAAATGATAGCATATGTAGGTGATTCTCTTTCATTTTATACGGATAATCAATTAAGAGAAACATTTAGACAACACGCACAAAATAGAGATAATCTAAATAACATTGCAAATACAATGGGCTATAAAGTAAAACCAGGTTCTATTGCATATACTGATTTAGATGTATATCAAATAGTACCATCTACTGGTGTGTATTCTGAAAAACCAGATTTAACATTTGCAATGAAAGTAAATGATTTGTTTGTTTCATCTAAAACAAATCCAAGTGTAATATTTAAAGCAGTAGATTCAATTAATTTTTCAGAATCAGGTTCATCTGCATTAGATATAAGTATATATGAAACGGATGAATCAACTAATAGTGCAACATATTTTTTACTTAAAAAAAATGTAAAAGCATCGTCTGGTATATTAACTGAACGTACATATTCTATTGGAGATCCAGAAAAATATCATAAAATATTATTACCTGAAGATAACATAGTTGAAATATTAAGTATAATTGATGATGATGGATACACATGGTATGAAGTTCCATATTTAGCACAGGATCATATTTTAATTGATGTAGATACATCTACAACAACTAAATATTCAGGTGATTCATTGACAACTCCATATTTACTAAAATATAAAAAAATTGCAAAAAGATTTATAACAAGAACTAGATCAGATAATAAAACTGAAATTCAATTTGGAGCAGGTACATCTGCATATTCAGATGAAATTTTAATACCAAATGCAAATACTATACATTATTCAAATTTTAATAATCCAATTGATCCTCGTAATTTTTTAAATACTAGTACATATGGTGAAGTACCTGGAAATGTAGTACTTACAATAAAATATTTAATAGGTAGTGATTTAGATGCAAATGTACCAGTTGGTGATTTGGTAACAGTTTCAAACGCCACATTAGAAAGTATAACTGAATTAGATGGCAGTGATTTGACATTGTTTAATTCAACAATTAAAACATCACTAGCAGCTGTTAATATTACACCATCACAAGGAGCACGTGGCGCAGAGACATCCGATGAAATTAGAAATAATACTGCTGCGTATTTTTCAGCACAAGATAGATGTGTTACTAGAGAAGATTATATAATTAGAACACTTTCAATGCCAACTAAATATGGTAGTGTATCTAAAGTTCATGTTGTACAAGATGATCAATTAAAAAATGAATCAGTTAATAAATTGGATGGTAATGATTGGTTGTCAAATCCACTTGCTTTAAATTTATATTGTTTAGGTTCTGATGCAGATAGTAATTTAATAACACTCAATAATGCAATAAAAGAAAATTTAAAAACATATTTAGATAAGTATAGAATGATAACAGATGCAATAAATATAAAAGATGCATTTATAATAAATATTGGTGTAACATTTGAGTTAATAACATTTTCAAATGTTATAAATAAAAGAGAAGTAGTATTGAATGCAGTTGAAGAAGTTAAAAAGTATTTTAATATAAATGAATGGCAAATAACACAACCAATTATATTAAATGAATTATATAGTATTTTAGATAAAGTAAATGGTGTTAGAACAGTTAGTAATATTTCAATTTTTAATAAATATGATACAACTGGAGAAACATATTCAAGAAATTTCTATGATATAGATGCTGCTACTATAGATGGTATTATATTTACTTCACTTGATCCGTCAATTTGGGAGATAAAGTACCCAAATTCTGATATACTTGGATCGGCTCGATGATTGAATATAAATGTTTAAATACTAACTGTAATAATACTATTAAATCTACACCAAGTAGAGTAGGACATAAAAGATATTGTTCTGAGAAATGTAAAATAGAATATAAAAAATATTTAAAAAATATAACAATGAATAAAGTTTTTAATTTTATTTGTAAAAAATGCGGTTGTACTATTCCTGTAAAACGAGATAAATATTATCATGTTACAAAAAGAAAATTATGTGATAAATGTCTTAAATTACGAAAAATTGAGATATGTGCTAAAATGACAAAATTAGAACAAAAAAAATATAAATCAAATGAAAAATATAGAAATAAAAAACTTAAAATTCTTTTATATAATGCTAAAAATCCTACAACAGAAACACGTAAAAAAATAAGTGAAGCTGGTAGGGGTAGAAAATATTCTACTGAAGCAAAAGCAAATATGAGAAACTCATACATCAAACGAATGGCTGAAAAAATAGGAGAACCAATATTTCCAAATTTTAATCCAGCTGCATGTAAACTTATAGAAAAATATGGAAAAAAACATGGTTATAATTTTCAACATGCACTAAATGGTGGAGAATTTCATATTAAAGAATTGGGATATTGGGTTGATGGGTATGATAAGAATAAAAATGTTATTATTGAAATTGATGAACGACATCATTTTGATAGTAATGGAAATTTAAAAGAAAAAGATATTCACAGACAAAATGAAATAATAGAACATTTAAAATGTGAATTTATAAGATTGGAGATTTAATTATGCATACATTTTTATATCCAAGTCAAGATAGTACAATATACAATGACTATGTAGATCAAAATTCTGGAAAGGACGAAATATTAGAAATATCTAAAACATTTGTTTCAAGTAGTAGATTATCAGAGCCGTACTATTCACGTGCATTGTTAAAATTTGATTTAAATTGGATTTCACAATCTATAGAAGCTGGAACAATTGGATCAGAAAAATTTTATTTAAATTTAAAATTAGCTTGGGGTTCAGATGTTGTAACAAATCCTACTAATTTATATATATACCCAGTCAGTCAAAGTTGGGTTGAAGGATTTGGTAAACGTTTAGACACAACTATTAGAACAACGGGTACATCTTGGATTTATAGAGATTCTGAGGTTACATCATCATGGAATCAAAGTGGTGCTGATTATATTAGCAGTTCAATATATGAAGTAACAGCGTCTATGTTTGAAAATGAAAATACATTCCAAGAAAATGGAAATTATATATATGAATTAGCTGATATACGTGCTGATGTTACTGATATTGTTAAGGGGTGGTTAAGTGGTAGTATAGAAAATCACGGATTTATAATAAAACGTTCAATTGATATGGAACAGGATGCAATTGATAGAGGTAAATTAAATTTTTATTCAATGGATAGTCACACAATAAATATTCCAAAATTAGAAATATTATGGGATGATTACTCATATAATACTGGTTCTTCAACTGAAATAGATTTAGATGATGCATTTGTATATGTTAAAAATTTACATTCAGTTTATAATAATAGATCTAAAACTAGAATAAGAATTGGTAGTAGAGAAGCATATCCAACTAGAAGTTTTGCTACTTCAAATCCATATACTATATCTAAACATTTACCGTCAGAATCATATTATTCTATAAAAGACGCATCAACTGAAGAAACATTAATACCGTTTGGTGGTTATTCTAAAATAAGTTGTGATTCAAACGGTAATTATTTTGATATGCACATGGATGGATTTTTTCCTGAAAGATATTATAGAATTGAAATAAAATCAGTATCAAGTAGTATTGAAGAATTTTATGATGACAATTATAAATTTAAAGTGGTACGTTAATGGAATTAAATAGTACAAATAAAAGCAATTATGTTGATAAAAGTATAGAAACATTTAGAGATAAAGATGATAATATTGTATCAGTTACAAGTTCTGATGTATCATATTTTAGTGAAAATCAATTTATTGAATTAGAAAATAAAAATTATAAATATAAAAATATAAATGTAATAGATTATGGTTTTAATGAATTTATAGTTGCAGAAGAAACAACAGATGAAAAGGTAACTAATTTTTTTAATTCATATAATGATGTTAAAGATGATATTAAAATTTTTGGACAAACAGAATCACATGAATTTTTATTCAATTCATCTAAAGATTATTTAGGAAAAAATGATATAATAGCAGTTAGTAGTACAGTGTATAGTAATACAATAGCAGAGAATGCAAATTTAAAAGATGATTTACGTGTAAAAGATGAATTATGTGCAGCTAAAATTGAAGCAGCCGAACGTGAATTGGTTGCACTGTATAATACAATGGCTTCTATTAAAAACTCAGCTATAAGTATAATAGATACTTCTCTTTTACCAATAACAGATAATTTACAATTAAAAAATACATTCAATTCACTAAAAGCAATACTTGGTCAAAGTGTAGAATATTTAATTGAAAATAAACCAGATCTAGTAAATAAAAAAATATCAATTAATAATTATGATATAGGTGCAGATACAGGTAAAGAAATATTAAACAATACAATTACATACAATTTTTTAAATGATGATGATTATCTTAAAACAAAATTTAATGAAATGTTATCAAATCCAGAATTTGCAGAATTACATGCTATTATTGCAGATTTACGTGCACAATTGAGTAGTACTACTGATAGTGAAAAAATAAAACAGTTAGAAAATGAAATTATTAGATTAAATGAAATAATAGAATCATTACAAACCGATGTAAGTAATATACCAGAAAATCAATTGATTAAAGAATATAATGAAATATATGACAATGCATTGGTATATTCTAATGATTTAATTTCAACTGCAGATAGGTGGAGATCAAAATCACCAAGTAGAAATGAAATAGAAATATTAATTAATAAAACAGATGCAAATTTAACTTCATTAAAAACAAAAGCATCTGAAAATGGAAATCCTATTTATAGCGAATTATATAATTTATATAAATTATTTTTAGAAAGTAGTCTTGTACTATATGCAAATTTATTAAAATATATTGTTACTAGTAATACGGGTAATGAATTTAAATATACATTAGAGAATTTTAAATATGGTCTAGATAATTTTACTACTAAATTAAATGAAATGGGACGATTGTAAATGTCAGAAATATTAAATATTAGTAATAATGATTTAAAAATATTAAATCCAACAAAAGATAAAATATCTAATTTTCAGAATAATGTAAATTCAGATAATATTGTATTTGAATTAATAGTTCAAGATACAGTAACGGAAGAATATTTAGATGCAGAATATATAAAATTAAAAGAAGAAAATAATAAAAGTATTTTTATATATGAAGATAAGATTGTATTGAATCCAGGTATACATTTGAGATCGCTCGGCTATTCTAAAGGTAAATTTAATATAAAATATAATTTTAATAAAAATATATTAGGAAGTGAAGATAATAAAATATTATTTATAAAAGAAATTTCACCATCTAGAACTGAATTAAAAATAATAGCACCTGATTTAAATACTACATCAACTGTATTAAATAGAATAAATTATAAATTATTAAATATGTATATTAGTTTTACTAATAATAATAAAGAATTAATATTAAATACAATTTCTAAAGACGGTGCAATATATGTAAAATTATATGAACCGCTTCCAATTGAATTTGGAGAATCAGATTCATTTTATATATTTGAAGAATTGATACCATCTATTGAAGATAAAGTTATATTATATACTGAAGAATTAGAAGATATTAGTAATTTAATATATTTAAGAAATGCAAATGTTGATAAAAATTTAGCTAAAATTGATAACATAGTTACACCAATGGAAAGTTATGATGATTTAGTATCATCAGAAAAAAATACTAGGGAAAGTTTAATATATACTTATTTTAGTTCAAGTGTATATGATGGTATAGATT